ATTACGTCAATGTGATCTATGCGCAGATGTCTAAGCACCGCTGGTTCACAGATCTCAACCAGGCGAGGCAGGAGTGCATCGTCGAGATGTGCTACCAGCTCGGCGTAGAGGGCGTCTCTGAGTTCAAAAATATGATATCCAGCCTCAAGGCTGAAATCTGGCTAGGCGCAGCTGAGCACGCTCTCGACAGTCTGTGGGCTAAGCAGACTCCAGCTCGTGCAGCAGAAATAGCTAGAAGACTGGCCGAAGGATGACTCGCTATGAGTACCTGCGTCCTTTCGCGCAGACACCCGCGCAGAACCGAGTATTAGACGCTGCCCTGGTTTGCAATCTGATGCAGGATGTCGGGCCTTATCTTGGCATCGCGCATCGCACTGCCGAGATAACAATGGCGCGTATGCGCAATAAGGCTGCACTGCAAGGCGTGTCGCCTGACAATGACATGACGCACGAGGTTCCTGCGCCATTCACGGTGAAGGGAACGTCGACCCTCTACAACAAGGACGGAGAGGTTTCGGCTCAGTGGGTTAAGACCCAGGTAAATGAGAACGAAAAGCTCCAGCTCATTCAATCTGCCATCTTCGACTCGATGGCAGATTATAAAGGGGTGTACAAGCCCCGGAAAGCGCCAAAGACCGACAACGAAGACTTGCTCTCGTGCTATGTCATGGGTGATCCCCATATCGGCGATTACGCTTATGCCGCCCAATCCGGTGAAAGCTTCGATCTCAAGATCGCTAGGGAAGATCTGCTCACGGCGACTTCTAAGCTGGTGAGGGTGGCACCTAAAAGCAATCGGGCGCTGATCGCTAATCTGGGTGACTTCTTTCACGCCGACAACCAAAAGAACACAACGACCAGGGGAACCTTTGTCGATGTTGCTGGGGTCTGGCAGGAAGTCTTACAGGCTGGCTGCACACTCATGGTTGATCTGATTAACCTGGCACTAACTAAGCATCCTCAGGTCACGGTGGTGAATTGCATAGGCAATCACGATGATCATTCGTCGGTGATGCTTAGCGCATTCCTTGGTGCTTACTATCGAGATGAGCCAAGGGTCGAGATACTGCCTACTGCCAATAAATTCAATTACGTCCAGCATGGTCGAGTAGCCATAGGCTTCACGCACGGTGACACGGTAAAGCTCAACACGCTGTCAGAGATTATGGCAACGGATAAGCCTGACCTGTGGGCGGCAACTGATCATCGGTACTGGTTCACGGGCCATATCCATCACACCACCAAGCAGGAGCTAAGGGGATCTGTCGTCGAAAGCTTCAGAACCCTCGCAAGTCGTGACGCCTGGCATACGAACTCCGGCTATCGATCTGGGCGGGATATGTTCTGCATTGTCCACGACAAGCAATTCGGGGAAGTCGAGCGGTATCGCTGTGACATTCGGAGAGCGCGCAATGCCCAAGCTAACTAGCATAGACGGCTACAAGAAGACCCTCGCTGAAGATGAGCCGTCGATCGACCTCGAGGCAGTCAACGTCTGGTGTCTTGAGTGCGGGGGCGGTTTGTTTGCATGGAAGATGGATGTGAACAACGAATCTAACAACCTGCTGACCTGCGCTACCTGCCAGGCTCACTACCCGTTATTCGACGTCGATGGCCTAATTAAGTTAATGAAAGGCGAGAGCACTGATGCTTAATCTCATGGGTAAGATCTTTGGATCTGAGAAGGCGCTAGAGGGCGCTGTGAGCGGCATTAATCGTGGACTTGATGCGCTGGTCTATACCGACGAAGAAAAGGCCCAGGACGCAGCACAGGAGCGCCAGAAGGCTAGAGGGATGGTCGTCGAGTGGATGGCTAACACCACAGGCCAGAAGCTAGCGCGGAGGCTTATTGCAGTGTCCATCACTTTTGTGTGGCTACTCCAATACATCGCCGCCTGGGGGTTGGTTGTTGCTGCGATCTTTGTAGACCCTGAGACGGGTGAAAGGCTTAAGGAGGCGTCGATACTGACGCAAGAGCATAGCGACGGGATGACTGGCGCAATCATGCTAATCCTTAGCTTTTACTTCGCAGCACCTCACATGGATAAGATAGTAGGCCCAGCGATGGAACGATTCGCTAAGACGAATAAGAAGACATGAGAATGAAGATGAACATAGAGCCAACAATTAGCTGGGGTGATATCAGCATCGCCACGGGAATGCTTATCGCTGGCCTGTTGGCCTTTACTGATGTCAGCAAAGGCGTGACGTTGAATGAGGTGGCGGTGGAGCACTTCCGCGCAGATCTCACCACACTAAACACGGAGTATCGAGAGCACCTCTCACAAGAGCGCCAGGAGCGGCAGTTAATGCGCGATGAGGTTAGAACTGACTTGCAGATCATAAGTACGAAGCTCGACAAGCTTATTGAGCGACAGCTCGTAGGAGCAAATTAGCATGGCTGATTACAGACCAGTAGCACCCAGGGCGAATGCAGGTGAAGCTCCTGTGGCCCCAACGGGTAAAGTGAATACGGGAAACAACTACCTGGTTAATCAGGCCCGACAGAACCTTACGCCAACAAATCAGCCTTCATCACCACCAGTAGGTGTGGCGGTAAATCGCAATCTTGGCATGACCCGTCTGCCCAATGTTCAGCCGACTGTGGCCGGAGCTGCACAAGAGCGAGCGATGGCTGGGTCAAGCACTCAGCAAGCCGATCTTGCTGCACAAGCTAGAGACAATATGGGTACCGGCCAAGCGCCCCAAAGCATGGGTCTTCTCGAAAGGGCGCAACTGCAAAGGCAAGTACGGTAAAGCTGATGGAAGACGAAGCCCCTAAGAAGCGGGGAAGGCCCAAGGGTAGCTACAGCAAAGCCTCGAAGGCCCAGGTAGCGAGACTAACGGAAAAGGGGAAGCTAAGCCCTCTCGACTATCTCGCATCCATATATCAAAACGAATCAGAAGACATCCGCTTGAGAGTGGAAGCCGCTAAAGCCGCTGCGCCTTATGTTCATGCCCGACTGGCATCAACTGAGGTGAGAGCCGCTATCACAGGGATATCCCAAGAAGAATGGCTCACGAGCTTGAAATAACACGGTTAAGACTGCGAGATGATTTCCCTTTTTATGCGCGAAACTGCCTGCGGGTCAGGTCTAAATCCGGGGAAACAAAAGCGTTTGAGCTAAACAAGGCTCAGCAGTTTATTCACGCTTGCATAGAGCGGCAGAAGACTGAGACCGGGAAGGTTAGGGTCATTGTCCTCAAGGGGCGGCAACAGGGCGTATCGACTTACGCTGAAGGCAGGCTCTACTGGAAGACAACCCATCGCAGTGGCGTGAGAGCTTTCATCCTTACCCACGAGGCTGACTCGACATCTGCACTGTTTGAGATGGTTGAGAGATACCACGAACTAGCGCCTGACTTCGTGAAGCCCATGACCGGGGCTAGTAACGCCAAAGAGCTGATCTTTAGCAAGCTAGATAGCGGTTACAAGGTTGGCACGGCAGGCAACAAGTCTGTAGGCCGAGGCACGACGATCCAATACTTTCACGGGTCTGAGGTGGCTTACTGGCCGAATGCGGCAGAGCATGCAAAGGGAATCCTACAAGCGGTTCCAGATGAGGATGATACAGAGATCATTCTAGAGTCTACGGCTAACGGAATAGGCAATTACTTCTATCAGCAATGGCAGAGAGCGGAAGCCGGAGACGGCCCTTTCCAGGCGATCTTTGTTCCTTGGTTCTGGCAGCCTGAGTACCGCAAGAGTGGCCTTGGTGTTACGCGCTCACCTGAAGAGGAAAAGATCGTAGAGCTGTTTGGCTTAGATAATGAGCAGCTTGCATTTAGGCGCTCAAAGATTGCCGAGTTATCCGCTGATGGCGGCGATGGTTTGTTTGCATTCAGGCAAGAGTACCCAATGACTGCGCAAGAAGCCTTCCAGGTTTCCGGCGGGGATAGCCTGATTCGGCCAGAGACGGTCATGCAGGCACGACAAGCGAAGGTACTGGCTCACGGCCCATTAATTGTTGGCGTAGACCCTGCGCGCTTTGGCGACGACAGAACGGCCATCATTAAACGTAGGGGCCGATCAGCCTACGACCTGGTGACATATGACAAAACTTCGACAATGGAGGTGGCCGGACTGGTCAACGCCATCATTAAAAACGAACGACCAGCGCAGGTTGCTATTGATGTTGGTGGTTTGGGTGCTGGTGTTGTCGATCGCCTGCTTGAGCTAGGACACGGTGATGTGGTTGTGCCGATTAACTTCGGTGGCTCGTCATTAGATCCTGAGCGATTCATTAACAGGCGAGCCGAGATGTGGTGGAACCTGCGCGACTGGCTCGACGGTGATATGCCCGTAATGATCCCTGACAGAGATGATCTGCACAGTGATCTATGCGCGCCATTTTACAAATACGACTCCCAGGCCAGAAGAAAGCTTGAGAGTAAAGACGA